TTGTCAACTTGCCGTGCGATCAGGGCAGGCGGTAGAGGCCGACGCGCTGGCCTTGCTCCTGCTCGTAGCCCTCAAAGACGGCGTCTTTGACCAGGGCGGCGGTGTCTTTGTCAGCCAGGCACTCGGGCCAGCCGGTTAGGCGCAGGCGGCCGTCAAGCGGTCGGGTAGGCTTCGTTGGCCCAACAACGGATGTTGAGGCTTCGTCGGAAACTTCGGGTTTCGTTTTCATAAGTTACAGGGTCAAACTCCACGGCCCAGACCTTGACGATGTCTTCGGCGTTGAGGTCGGTGACGAACTGGTCGGCGTCGGCCAGATCGCAGAGTGTCTTCCAGAGGGACTTAAAGCCGGCGGCCCCGTCATCGTCATCGTCGGGGTCAGGGACAAAGCGTTCATCCCGCTCGGCCTCCGGCGTGAGGTCGGCGGCCGTGACCAAGGAGATAGTCAGGCGGCAGTTCCAGGTCTGCATCCCGCGGACCACCTCCTCGAGCTTCTCGGCGCGCACCGTGACCTGCGGCAGGGTCTCTTCGTCGCTCTCGTCGGCGCTGACGATGCGGACGTCATCAAGGGCCGCGGCGTTTTCAAGGACGGTAACGGTGGCCCGCTCGAGGGACTCTTCGATAGAATAGACGGTGCTCATCGTTGTTCGGGCGATTGGAGGGTCAGGTCAATGGAGGCAACGTCGGTGTCGATGCCAACGATGCGGTAACGGCGTGCGGCGTATTTGACGATGCCGCCCATGCGGAAGTCGGGGGCGCCGTCCTTCAGCACCGTGGCGGTCAGGCCTCGGCTGGGCTCAAAGCCGCCGTCGCCCAGCTGGTTGGCGTAGGTTTCCTCGCCGACCACGGCCGAGTAGGTGCGCTCGCGGTATTCGATCTCGTCATTGATCGTGGCGATCCCCTCAGTGCAGCCGGCGGTGTAAGCCTGGGCAAATTGACTCATGCGCTGGGGGCGGTGTCAGCCTGCGGCACGAGGTCTGGGTTGCGCCGCCGGAAGATGCCCTCTCCTAGCTTGTAGGCTTCGGTCGAGTTCTCCATCGCGTAGGTATCGTCGGACGGAACGGCCGGATTCCAGAAGGGGTGCTCGTGCTTAAAGACCAAGTCGGACGGCACAAGCAGACCGCTTTTCTCGGCGCGCATACTGAACTCGGTGTCGGAGAAGATGCCCGGGTAGTCGGTGGCCAAGATGTTTTGTTGGCCGTAGCCAAGCCGAGCGAAAGTCGGCCGCGTGACGCAAAAGGTGACCATGAGCTTGTCGTTGCGGTAGCCGTCTTTGATTTGCAATATGGCCGGCTGGCCGTGGTCGACGTAGGACGCCAGCGCCTCGGTGACTTGCTTGTCCCAATGCAAGGGCGGGAAGACGTCGTCCTGCGCGGTGATGATGATCTTGCCGGTGGCCGCATTGGTCGCGGCGTTGTAATTCTGCACGGCGGTCCCGCCTGTGCGCTCGAGGTTGCCCGCCGGGCTGACGGCGTGGCGGAAGCGGGAGAGCAAGTCGACCGACTCTTCATCGTCGGCCGAAAAGCCAAAGATGTATTCAATGCGCTCGGGATCGGCGGCCGAATCAAGCCAGCGTTTGCGGGTGGCGGCGGCCTGTTGGGCGCGGCCACGGGTCGGGTGGCAAATGCTGATCGGGTATTTGTGGGCGGCGATGCGCGCCGTTTCGATCTGGTCGGCCTTGTCCTTCTGCCCGGCCATGCGGAGCCATTGCGTCCAAAGGGTCTCCCCTGCCCATCCGTAAAGGCCGTCGCGGTGAGTCCACTGTTTCTCAATCGGCCGCGGCAGGGCCATCATGCTGCGGAGGTAGGCTTCGGCCGTAACGATGTCGCCGAGGTCAAGGTGCATGGCGCCGAGCAGGGCTAAGGCCTCGCGGCGGTTGGGCTGCGTGCGGTAGGCTGAATGGAGAGCCGTGAGCATGGCTTTGTATTCGGCCGAGCCCGTCTCAAGGATCGGCGGGCGGGCCAGTTCGCAGATGTTAAGGCAAAGCTCGTAGCGTTCGGTCGGCTGGAGGCTGGGGCTGGCTAGGGCTTGCTTGGCTAGGGCCATGGCTTCGGTCTTGCGGCCGGCGCCCATGTATTCGCCATGGAGGTGGTAGAGTTCGCTGATGCTGCGGTCGGCCTCGGGGATGCTCTCGAGGATGGTAAGGTTGCGGTTGCTCCCCTGCTTGGGTTCATCGTCGGGCAGATGCACGACCACCGGGGCATCACAGCGGGCAATCCGAGCCTCTGGGACGAGTTGGAAATTCTCGTGAATGCGGTTGACCCACTTGCCCTGGTCGCGCCGCACAAGGCGTTCGCGGATGTTGTGCGCGATGCCGCGGCCGGCCACGTCATGGTAGAGGGCGAAGGCGTCGAAGTCGGGGCCGAACTTAGTGAGAAGCTCGTGCAGTCCGCTGGCGAAGTCAGGGCCGGCCGTGTCATCAGCGTCAACCCACAGCGCCCAGGGCTTGCTGGCTAGGTCAAAGGACCGCTGACGGGCGGCGCCGAAGTCATCGACGTGCGGCCACTGGTTGCCTTCGGCGTTAACATAGACGTCGTAGCTGGCCCCATGCTTCTGGCAGACCTCGGCGATCTTAATGCTCTTGGCCTCGGCGCCGGTGGCATGAACTACGCATATCTCGCTGACCGCGGGCCCGAATTCGGTGAGGCAACGGTCGAGCCGCTTAGGTTCGTTACCGACAATGACGCAAAGCGCGATCTGCTCGCGCGGGCTTGGGTTCTCCATCTCTGGGCGGTGGAGCTTTGTCAACAAAACGAAAACCCCCGGCGCGGGCCGGGGGCTTCGTGTTTGATTTGGAGACTAGACTTACGCTCCGAGGCCGAGCTTCGCAGCGCCGGTGATGGCGCGGGAGGCTCCGAACACGCACTCGAAAGAAACGAAGTGCTTGCCGCTTGAAGGGTTGTAATGCCGGCGATAGCCGAGGCTTAGACCGCTGAGAGGCTCGGTGACCACAGTGGCCGCCAGGTATTCGCTGGGGGCTTGGGGCTCGAGGGTGCGGACGGCGATGGCTGCGGCCGAAGGATGAACCGCCAGGGCCGACAGCGTGATGCTGTTGGTCGGGAGGATCATGCTCTCGTAGACGTTCATGCCAAGGACGCGGGGAACGCGGCCTTCGCTGATGACGTCACGGGCGCCGAAGGCGGAAGCATCCAACAGGCCGGACTGAGACAGGAGGCTGTCGTAGAGAGTCGTGTTGAGGATGAGAGCACGGTCGCTGATCGGAGCCTTCTCGTCGGAGAGCGCCTTGCGAAGACTGCGAGCGTTCGTGATGGTGAACGCGGACAGGTTGGTCAAGGTCGCACTGAACTGCGCGGCCGTGGAGGCCGTGGTGACGAAGAGGTTGTAGAACGAAGTCAGCACCGACTGAGCCAAGGCGCGGCCCTGCTGGGTGGCGAACTTTGTCACTTCGGCAACCGAGGACTTGCTGTATTCGGTGTCGGAGATGGAGACGGTGACGATCTTGTGGGTGTCCACGCTGATCGTGACTTTGTTCATTGTGCCGCCGTCGACTTCGTATGAGTCGGCAAAAGTCGTCGCGGTCAGGTTGGCGATGAGCGGAACTTCGACCGAGGCGCCCCGTCGCACGACTTCGTTAGAATACGAGGTCGTGAAAACGGAGAGCGGCTCGAGGTCCGCAGTGAATGCTTCAAGCGCGGCTTGGGCGATGAGCTTGTCGTTGAGGCTGGAGTTGATTGTTGCCATAGAATTAGTAAACGGAGGCGAGGATTTCGCGCTTGTTGTTGCGGTAGAACTCAACGGCTTCGGCGCCGGTGAGGCTGTTAAAGATTTGAGCCGGGCTCAGTTCCGGCTCGGAAGGCACCACAGTCGCGGCGTCGATTCCGACAGAAGCGACAATCGCGGCAGCTTGCTCGCCGGCGCTTTTGGAGGCGGCGGCCAGGGCGGCAATCTCGTCATCCTTGCCGGCTGACTCGGCGGTAAGGCGATCGACTTCAGCCTTGAGGGCTTCGATTTCCTTGGCGATGTCCTCGCTGGCTTGGACCTGCGCGGCTTCGGCGGCGTTCTTAGCGTCAAGATCGGCCTGGAGGGCGTCAACTTTCGCTTGGAGTTCTGCGGTCATTACTTCCTCAGAAATGTCAACGGCGACCTCGTCAATGACGGGTGCTTCGACGGGCGCGACCACTTCGGCGGCGGCCTCTTCGGCTTTGATGGTTTTGGTCTTACGCATAGAGTTGGAAAAGTTGTCAAAGCGAGCGCGGGCGCTGGCGGGAGTAACAGAGGCAGCGGCCTCAATGCCGTCTTCGATCTCGTCGGCAAAACCCATGGCCACGGCCTGAGTGGAATTGAGCCACGTTTCTTCGTCCATCATCGCGGCAATGTCTTCGGTCTCCATGCCGGTCTTGCGGGCATAGGCGTTGACCAAAGTGTTCTTGAGCTTGTCGAGGATGTCAGCCTCTTTGCGGAGATCGTTGGCGTCGCCCATCGTCATGCTCCAGGGGTTGTGGATCATGAACATGGCATTGTCCGCGATGAAAACTTCCTCGCCGGCCATGGCGATGACCGAGGCCATCGACGCTGCAAGTCCATCAACGTGAACGGTTAAGCCGCCTTTGTGGCGTCGGAGGGAATTGTAAATTGCCGCGCCCTCAATGACCGATCCGCCGACCGAATTGATGCGGAGATGGATGTGCTGGCCTTTGTATCGCTTAACCTCGGCGAGAAAGTCTTTGGCGGTAACGCCTCCAAAGCCAATCTCGTCGTAGATAGAAATCTCAACGCTGCCGGGGGCTTCGCTGTCTGCGGACGATTGAATTGCATACCAGCGATTTGCGCTCATTGCGCTTGCGGTGGTGTCAATGGCTCGCCGTTTTGCGCGGTGACGGGCGCAGGGTTCGGATTGAAAGTGGCGATGCTGTCGGCGCTGATGCCAAACTCTGCGGCCAGTTCGGCCAAATACTTGGCCTCGGTCGCGCGCTGGCGCAGCTGGTCTTTCCATTCGAGGCCGCGCTCGCTGTAGTCTTCCGAATAGGTGCGGAGGCCGGCGCGGACGTCGTTCAAGTTGGCCGCGGCTTCGCGGCCGTAGTCCACCGAGGCGGCGGCCGGTCGCTGCCATTCGACCCTAAACCAGTTGTCGTTCTGCGGGATGAGGCCGCGCTGCATCCCGATGGTGATGACGTGCGCCCAGACACGGGAGCAGAGGCGGTCGATCAAGAGGGCTTGGCGTTGCTCGAAGGTGCGTTGGGCGCGGACCAAGACGGCACGCAGGGCGGCACCACCGGCCTCGGCTGGGCTAGCGGCAAACTCCCAGGGCACGCCGAGGTTCAAGCAGACCTCGCGGAGCAGGACGTCGCAGAACTCGCGGAAGTTTTGGCTCGGGCGGTTGCTCGTCCATGATATCAAGTCTTCACCCATGCCGAGGCGCGGGATGGCTCCGCCAGCGTTGCCTAGGCTCTCAACGGTGACTTCGCTGTTGTCCTGACTGTTGACCGAGTGCGTGGCCTCGCCGAAGAAGTCGGCGCCTTGCGGGTTGCTGCTCTTGATGGCGAGGGCGATGTAGGACGAAATCTTGATCGCCATCTTCTCAAAGCCAACCGCATCGCCAACGTCTCGGAGGTGATTGATGGACGGGGCCAGCGGCGTGACGTAGCGGAGCTCGTCGCCCTGGCTGGCTTCGCCGACGTGGATTAACTGCTGGGCAGGGATGTCCTCAAAGCGGGCCGATGGGTCGATGCCGTCGCCCATAAGGTAACGGTAGAAGATGGGGCGCAACTGCGGATTGACCACCACGCCGTCAATGATGTTCTGGCCGCCTTCCCGGGCGGCAGGGTTGGACGGCTCGTAGATCGAGGAGCGGGCGTCACCGATCCGGTGGGCCAGGATGAGTTGCAGGGCCGGATAGCCGGTGGCCTGCGCGGTGGCGCGGAAAAAGACCTCGCCGTCACGGTCAATGGCGATCGAGGCGATGCGTTGCATTTCCCGCCAGGTATATCGGCCCTGGACGTCGGCCACGCGGGACCACTGCTCAAAGAAAGTCTCAGCGGCCGAGTCCCACGCTTCGTCGCCCGAGCGGGCTTGCGGTCTGATGCCGCTGCCAACTGAGTAGCGGGCTTTCTCGTTGACGAGGCCGCGGAGAAATGGAGCGTTGTTGTAAAGCCAGCGGCTCAACTTCATCAGCCGCTCGCGGTCGGCGCCGCTGACGTCAATGTGCGAGTCGACTGCGCTTGCGTTGTATGGAAACCGGCGCTGGATGGACGGCCGGGCGGCGTCGTAGCTCTGGGCCTTCGGGTTGAAGGCGCGGGTCACAAGTTTCCAGCGGTCGGCTAATTTCATACAAGCGGGTAATTGAAAGCCATGATGGCGGTCTTCGAGGTCTTGCGTGTCAGCCAGAGCTCAAGGTCGGCGTCGGCCAAATCCTTGACCTCTTTCCAGCAATAGAAGGCAAGCTCGGCCACAGTGCCGGCGGTCTGGTCAGGGGGTAGGCTGTAGCTGTAAGACTTGCCGCCCATCGAGGCACTGACCAAGACGCGGCCGCCTTCCTTCTGAACTGTGAAGTTATTAGCCGCAATGGTCTCCAGGGCCGCGATAGTTTTTGTGGCGTCTTTGCTGTTTGAGACCCAAACACTAAAAACAAAGGAGCGTGGCGACATTGCTCACGCGATGGGTTGTCAATCGGTGGGCGCGGCCGCAACGGGCTTGATGATGTTGCCGTACTCGGCCAGGGCGAGGATCATCAGTTCGGCGTCGAGCATGTGGTTGGGCCGCCGGCCGATCTGCTTCCAGAGGTAGGTCTCGCGGCCGCTCAGGGGTGAGCGGCGCATGATTTTACGGTGAGCGTCGAGGTGCGCTTTGTATTCTTCGGAAGCATCAGCGGCCACGGTCCACGCCGGGCCTTGGCCGCCGCGGAGCCACTCGAGGACGTCCTGCGCGGCCGGCGAACTGAAGAGCATGAGAAACCAGCCGCGGCGGTAGGGCTTGATGACGGAGATGGCTTTGCGGAGGGATTTGCCAAATTTGACTCCGTAGCCCTCGAGGCGGTCTTCGCCTTTAGCCGGGATGTAACGGTTGCGGATGCAAACGTCCAAGACCTCATCGGTGCGGAATCCGCTGTCGACCACGACCAGCTTGGCCATCATGCCGCCGATGTTGCGGAGATTATCCAAGCCAAGCTCCGCAACTTTGAACTCAAGGTCGGCCCAGGTGGTCAGGCGGCCTTCGTCGATCAGCTTGCTGCTGCCGTCTTTGGCGAACGAGCGGCAAACAAAATAGAAGCAATCCTGTTGCACGTCGACGGCCATGATGCGGGCGGTGCCCTCTTCGACCGGCGAGCGCAGGGTGTATTCGCCGACGGTGAGCGGCCGGCTCTCGGTGGTCATGGCCTCCTCCCAGGGTTCGGCCAGGATGCTGTTCACAAAATCTTGCAAACCCATGAGGGATTGCTTGTCTTGGAGGAATTTGACGGCAAGGGCGCCAAAGGACCGGCGAACCGAGTAGAGCGCGGACA